ACTCAGGTGACCATCCCTTCGAGTGCTGTAGGAACCGTTACAGGATACCTCTACTGTTATGACGAGGATGGAGTTATTGAAGAAAACGTTTCAGTAGAGTTACAGTTTGTGTCCTTGACGGGTGTAGGCGTTTGTTCTGACACAGCTATTCGTACTGAACTAAGCGACGTTACAGGCCTAGTAACATTCACCAACCTTGTACCTGGAGCAACTTACCGCATCCGTAGGGGCAAGGGCTACCCCTGGAAGACTGTTAAGGTAACTGCCACAGCTACGAGCCCCTATGCCCTAACGAACGTTGCTGGGGAAGAGGAAACCCTTCATGCTTAGCGTGACCTTCCGTGGATTTGATCGCGTCGTTAAGACACTAGAGCAGCGAGCAGCCAGTACCCCCAAACGTTGTTCGGTACTAGTGGGCTACTCGATGTACTACGCCGTTTACGTCCACGAGAATATGGCAGCTCATCATGATAATGGACAGGCCCAGTTCCTAAGACAGCCTGCTTACGAGATTGCACACAATATGCGTGGTACAATCAATACCATCTATAGGGTGTCTGGGAGTTTGCCTACAGCTCTCTTAGTGGCAGGCCGAATGCTCTTAGCAGCCAGCCAACCGCTAGTGCCCGTAAGGACTGGTGCCCTTAAGGCAAGTGGTTACGTTAAGATGGAGAAACAGTGGTGACGTTAGCTCACAGCCCCGCTGACATAACGCGATACCTCCTAGTTCAACTAGGCTTGGGCTCTCTAGCTTCCTCAGGGAGTTGGCCCACTACGGTTTCCCAAGAGCCAGATACCCCTGATAACCATCTAGCCTTATGGGACATCGTAGGAAGGATCGACGGTCGCTACCAAACGTCAGGAGAGGTGGCCGAGCACTACGGAGTAAAGATAGGGGTTCGCGCTATAAGCCACGTTATAGGGGCAGCTAGAGCCCTCCTAATCGCCGATTCCTTGGCCCCCCTAGCGAATATCGGCGTACCTATAGGTTCCCACCTCTACGTTATCCAGGCAGTTACCCGAACGGGGGGCATTATCTATGCTGGTACGGAGCTCAATAGCTTTCGTCACCTCTTCACAATTAACCTGTTAGTTGCCCTACGGCAAATCAATTAAGGAGAACCTCTCTATGACAGCACCTACTGCTACCCCCCGCTCTACTCCTACGGGCATTCCCCTGGGAGATGGTTTCTCTACCAAGATTACCTTGGCCCTTAATCCCACTATCTGCTTTTGGGAAAAGACCGTTCAGCCGCCAGGAATCGATGGTGGGGATGCCGTTAACACGACGACGATGCACAATACCGTTTGGCGGACTATGCATCCTCGCGCTTTGAAGACGCTTACGGATATTACGACGACAGCTGCCTACGACCCACAAATCTATACAGCTGCTCTCGCTGCCTGTAACGTTCCTACAACGATCACGATTACGTTCCCAGATGGTTCCACGTTGGCCTTCTACGGCTACTTGAAGTCGATCACTCCGAAGGCAAACGAAGAGGGTACTCCTCCTGAAGCGGATATTGTTATTTCGCCGACCAATTGGGACCCCACTGCCCATGAGGAAGCTGGGCCCACTCTTACCTCTGTTGCCGGTACGTAACGAGATTTGCTCCACCCCACAAAGTCTTCCCTAGGTATTATGTGCTCTGCCTAGGGAAGACGGGGGTGGCCCTTCTCTTAGAGCACTTATGGAGCAAAAGCAATGGCACTCGTTTATGACCTGACTCCTAGTGAAGTTGAAGTAACTATTGGAGACAAACAGTACACCATTCGTGAAGCTTCTGGTGCAGCCGTTTGTAAGTACCAAAACCGCGTCTTGAAGTACACCCAGTTTAGCACTACTGGGTCGAACACTCTTATGGAGGGGATCGCCGATATTGGTCCCTTCTTTGTTTCGTTATGTCTCTTCGATGAGAAGAACAATCCAGTTTCCGAAAACGTGATTCGGAGTTGGCCGAGTCGCATCCAAGAATCCCTCTTCAAAGAAGCAAAGACTCTCGCTGGCCTTGAAAAGGGACAGGAGCCTGAGGAGAAGCAGTTGGGGGAATAGCACAGCAATACGATAATTGGTTGAGACTCTCAAGCCATCTCGGACTTCCGCTAACTGCCTGTATGGAACAAACAACCCACAGGCAGTTAGCCATTTGGATGTATTGGATCCGTAAGACTTGGGAAGAACCAAAATACTCTGACTACCTGCTCATGCGTATTGCTCAAAGGGTTCAGCAGGTTCTTTCTAAGAACCCAGGACACATACAGTTACTCGACCAAAAGGTACGCTTCCAAAATACTGCTACCAAGCCACAACAGAGTATCGAGGAAGCTACCGCAGAGTCTAAGGCACGTTGGTTAGGTGCCCTCGGAATGAGTGGAGGTTAACAATGGCTAATGAAACAGTAGTCGAGCAACTTGTTGTACGTCTTGTGGGAGATGGTTCATCCTTCCATAGGATGGTTGCTGGCGTTAGTTCGGACATATCCGAGATACAAAGGGATGTCCGCTCTGCTATAGGGGTCTTCGCCACAGTTCCCAAGGCTATTGGGCAAGCATTCGTAGACGTAGGCAAGGACATCCTCTCTTCTCTGCGACCCCTTACCTCCATACTCACACCCACCATTAGTGCCATAGCTAGCCGCTTTACTGGGTTGGGTTCACAGATTACCAACTCTTTTGGAGGGATTGGTGAGGGAGTCCTAAAGAACATAAAGGGTATTGCTTCTAGTGTCGTCTCTTCTCTGGGAGGAGCCTTTTCCTCACTTGGAGATGTCTTCTCTACCCTAGGAAACTCCTTCTCAGGCATCCTTAAAGAGCTGTGGGGTCTCCTCCCCTATGTTGGAGGTTTCCTCAAGTCAGTAATGGGGATATTTACTGACCTCTTGGGGGCTGTTGTCTCTTTGGGGATGAGCGTCTCCAAGGCCATCCTGGGCACTATTGGAACAGCTCTACAAGTCTTGGGCAGCATGGTTGCCTCTACTATCTCAGGGATATTCTCCCTGACCAGTAGTATTGTTTCTATGGGCGTTCAACTAGCTTGGACAGCCCTCAAGGCATCTGGGCTCGTCTCAGCTATCACCTCAATCGTTTCCCTAGGTTGGGGAGCCAAACTCTACGGGGAAATGGAACAAGCGACTATAGGCTTTGAAGTCATGTTACGTAAGGGCCCACAAGCAGCCCAACAACTTGTAGCTGGCATGAAGGAACTTGCTAACGTTACCCCATTGCTCACTCGTGACGTACTTGAAGCTGGGCGTGTTCTTCTTCAGTATGGTCTTGAAGGGGAGAACGTCCTACCTGTCGTTAAGATGCTAGGCGATATTACTGGGGGTAACTCCGACCGATTCAAGCACATGACGATTGCCTATGGTCAGATGGTAGCAGCACAACGCCTTATGGGGCAAGACCTCTTCCAGATGATCACAGCAGGCTTTAACCCCCTGCTTCAAATCTCTGAGAAGACTGGCATCTCCATGAAGGAACTACGCGACCAAATGCAGAAGGGCAAAATCTCAGTCAAGATGGTCACCGATGCTTTCATCGAAGCTACTGCTGTGGGGGGTCGCTTCCACAATATGATGGAGCGTCAAAGCCAAACCCTCTTTGGCTTGTTGAGCACCCTCAAAGACGCCGCTAGCTGGACGATGGTAGCTATCTCAGAAAGCCTTCTCAAGTTCTTTGACATCCCCGCTAAGATCACCCAACTCACAGCTTTCTTCAATCGGTTCACCCAGAATTGGGAAGCCAACTTTAAGTTGCTTATTGATTGGGTAAAAGACCTTTGGAATCTCATGGCTGAAGGTGGTAACAAGGCCATGACGTTTCTCACTAATGTCTGGAATGACCACGTAGCCGCTTGGGTCCGTAGTGCAGTAGAAGGGATTACTGTTGTAATTGGGTTCTTCGCTAACCTACGAGACAACTTCAAAGTTCTATCTGACTGGATGAACGATAATTGGGATACCATTTGGAAGACCATGACTAAGAATGCTGTAACCCTATTCGGCAACTTAGTCAAAGCCCTACCTCCCCTAGCTAATGCTGCCTTTCAGATTGTCACAGCTATGGCCAAGGGTGTTATAGCAGCTATACGCCCCGTTCTCCACGAAATGGCTCCCCTACTCTTTACTGCTTCAGATGCTTTTGACCTCGCCAAAGAAGAACCGACGAATCGGATGACTACTCCTGTGTGGCAAAAGCTAACTCCTGAACAAAGGTTAGGAGCAGCTCAAGAACTTTCACAGCGAGCTACTGGCCCTTGGTCAGGCAAGACATTTACAAAAGAGTCAGAGGAAGTTGCCAATCCCAGTGTCTTTAGCAAACGTACAGCAAGAGTTAATGAGTATACTGTTGGGGATATTACTGGGGCACTTACCCAAGCAGGACTAAGCACTTCTAATACTCAAGACCCCATTCAAGGGATTATGAATTCTGTTAAGGGTGCAGTCCAGACTCTCCAAAACATGCCTTCTCCACTTGAGGGTATGGAAGAGTTCAAGGTAACAAAACTTGAGGGAATCAAGACTGATATCGACGAGATCACCAAGAAGGCCAAGGAGTCTGGAAACTCTATTAGGGACTACTTAAAGACTATTTGGGAACGTCTCAAGCCCCCTACCTGGGTCTGGGAACCCTTAGAAAACAAACCATTAAAGATTGGTGTACCAGATGTTAAAGATGGAATCAGTAAGGCCATAGGGGACGATGTTAAGAAGGCCAAACAACATCTGAGTAGCCTAGAGCAATCCCTATACGGGAGTTCCAAGTTCATTACCGAATGGCAAGCGTACATTCGTGGCTCACGCTCCGAAGACCCGACATCCCCTACCAATAAAGCTGCTCAACAACCTGTGGGGCTTATTGGAGCCAACCAACAATTCAATAGAGCTGCTAATTGGGTTCCACCTATCAATCCTGTTATCTTTGGCGGGGGTCGCATGGACAAGGTCTTCCCCATGGAGGACAATCGTGGTTGGAAGGAAATCCTCAAAGAGATACCAAATGAAGTAATCAAGGATGCTATCAATAATCCTCCCTACAAAGAAATGGACAATATAGAGGAGATTCTTTCTCAACTCCTTGCCCTAGCACAGTCCTACTGGAAGGGCAACTCTGTAGTCCTAGAGCCTGCTGAGGTATAACATGTCTGGAACCGTAATTGGCCCTATCAATAAGACGCTCGACGTAGATACTAGTGGTAACCGTACCTACAAGGTTGATTACCTCGTAGAAACGGAATTAACCGATGGTCCTCTCACAGCGCTTGGGGCCTCTGGCATGCCCACTATTGGAGCCTATTGGTCCCAATCGGGCGAAACCGATCTTTGGGCACTGTGCATGCCTGAAGCCTCAGTCAAAATTCATAGTCCCAAGGAAGGCGATCCAACTCGGCATTGGGGGGTTACCCGTACTTGGACCTCCAAGGCAAACGGTAAGCGTTGCCGTGACACCCAGATTGAAGACCCACTACTTGAACCACAAAAGGTAAGCGGCTCCTTCACCAAGAAGAAAGTAGAAGCCCGCTTCGATCGCAACGGTATCCCACTTTACAGTTCTAGTTTTGAACCCTTATCAGGCCCACAAGTCGAGTTTGAATGGGGCAACCCCACCGTAAAGATTGAACAAAACACTGCAACCTTGGGCCTCTATGACTTCGCACAGATGGTTAATACCGTCAATGACGCCCCTCTCTGGGGTCTTGCTAAACGTTGTATCTGCCTACGCAACGTCTCTTGGGAACGCAAGGTCTACGGCACCTGCTCCTACTACTACACCCG